CATTAATGCTGCTTGATATTATTTGATTGACAGTATACGGTTTGCCGCCGTGGAGGCCGGATGAACCAATTTGAGGTTGAAAAGTGGATTGGATTCATGCGTGAGCATGGCGTCAAACGGCTTGTATTGAAGGATTTTGAAGTTGAACTCGGTGGCCCCTCAAACTCCTACTCAAAAGCAGTGGAGCCAATGGCCCAGCAGGGAGTGTTTGAGGACGCCACCGGGTCTTTTTGTGCGTGCGGACATAGCTGGGCAACAGAGCATGTTGCGGCTGGCTGCATCATGGGTTGTTCGCACGAATTGTGTTCGTCCAGCGTCGGGAGCGTAACGGATGTCTGAGCAAACCAGCCCGCCCGACGATTTGGCGACTACCGAGGAGCAGGCGCGGATGAATTCCCGCGAGCACCTCTGGCGGCAGGCGCTGTGGGCCGGTTTTGCTCATCAAGAAATGCTGGTAAAGGACCTCCAGGGCGGCAAGATGCCTTGGGTACATGATTTTGCGCCGCTCAATCGCGAGGAGCGGGTGTTTATTGTGGGAGCCCTGTGTAAATCGTGGTTTCCCGACATGACCGAAGAGGCTGAGAAGGAGTGCTTCCAGTACCTCGGTCAGCTTTACGGCGTCCAGAACAGCCTGAAGCGCATGAAGCAGCGCAAGAAGGTGATGGACCGCATCATTGATTGGAGAATGCGCCATGGCCATTGAATTTCGTGACTTTACCGTCGGTGGCGAGCGCAGTGGCGTTCCGGACAAGCTCCCTGACAACAAGGAGCGGCGCTGGTGGATGCTCAAGGGGCAGGACGCGGCCGACGTCATCAGCGGCACGTTGAACCTGATCCGCGACGCCCAGTCGTTTCGGGCGACCCAGTGGATCGTTAGCGCTCGTCTGTACGGCAATCTGGCCCCCACGACGCTGGCGGGCGTGTCGTTCAGCAAGCTCGCGGCGCAGCAGCCGGCGCTTCGGGATCGCATCTCCTACAACCTTGTTCAGTCGGTGGTGGATACCGCTGTGGCCAAGGTGGCGCGCAATCGCCCCAAGCCGCTGTTTCTGACCTCGGGCGGTAACTACAAGAAGCAGCGCGAAGCCAAGAAGATGAATGCCTTCTTGGATGGCGTGTTCTACGAGAATGCTACCCACGAGATCGGCACCACCGTGTTTCGCGATGCGGCCGTGTGGGGCGACGGGTTCATTCACGTCTTCGCAAAGGGCGACCGCGTCTGCCACGAGCGCGTGATGTCCAGCGAGATCTTTGTGGACGACGTGGAGTCGCTGTACGGGTCGCCGCGTCAGATGCACCGCGTCAAGCAGGTGGACCGTCAGGTGTTGTTTGACATGTTCCCGGACGACGCCGAGGTCATTGCTGGCGCCAAGCCCTCCAAGACCGAGGAGGCGGGTCGCAGCATCGTCGCCGACATGCTGACGGTGCGCGAGTCGTGGCATCTGCCCAGCGGTCCTGGCGCGGATGACGGCAAGCACTGCATCACGATTGACGGCGCGGTGCTGGGCGAGATGGAGCCGTGGCCGCACCAGTGGTTCCCGTTTGCGCGCTGCCAGTGGTCGCCGCGTCTGTACGGGTACTGGGGCCAAGGCCTCGCCGAGCAGCTTCAGAACATCCAGCTGGAGATCAACAAGCTCCTGTGGGTGATCCAGCGGTCGTTCCATCTGGCCGGTTCGTTCAAGGTGTTCATTGAGAACGGCAGCAAGGTCGTCAAGGAGCACCTGAACAACGACGTGGGCTCGATCATCAACTACACGGGTACGCCGCCGCAGTACGTGGTACCGCCGATCGTGTCGCAGGAAATCTTCGCCCACCTGCAGAACCTCATCAACAAGGGGTACGAGCAGGCGGGTATCTCGCAGTTGGCCGCGTCTAGCCTCAAGCCGGAGGGCCTGAACTCCGGTCGCGCCATTCGTGAGTACAACGACATCCAGACCGACCGCTTCCACACCGTCGCCAAGTCCTACGAGAACATGTTCATGGACGTGGCGAGGCTGTCGATCGAGGTCGTCAAGATGATCGCCGCCGACAAGGACGGGTACAAGGTCCGCGTCCCCGGCCGCAAGGCGGTGCAGAACATTGAGTGGAACGACATCAAACTGTCTGACGAGGATTACGTCATGCAGTGCTACCCGGTGTCGTCGCTGCCGAATGATCCGGCAGGCCGACTGCAGACGATTCAGGAGTATGCGCAGGCGGGCTTCCTGTCGCCGCGTCAGGCGCGTCGGCTGCTGGATTTCCCTGACCTTGACCAGGTGGAGAGCCTTGCGAATGCCGAAGAGGATTACCTCACCGGGGTTTTTGACCGCATTGTGGATGATGGCGACTATACCTCGCCGGATCCGCTGGATGACCTCCAGTTGTCTAAGCAGCTTTGCCTTGAGTATTACGCCAAGGGCAAGGCAAACAACCTCCGAGAGGACCGCCTAGAGCTTTTGCGGCGGTACCTGGCGCAGATCAACGAGATTGAGCAGGCGATGATGCCTCCGGCTCCTCCGATGCCCATGCCGGGCGCGGAAGGCATGCCGTTGGCGCCGCCGATGCCGATGGCCCCCAGCGACCTTGTACCGAATGTCCCGGTACAGTAACCAAGGAGTGACTGAATGGCAGTTGAAGGAACGATGACAAATATGTTGACCGGCTCTTTGGGCGGTCCCGTGCCGGAGGCTCCGGCGCCCACTGCTGCTGAGATTCTGGCTCCCGCGCCAGAGGCTGAGGCAGCCCCCGCCGAGACGGTTCCTGCACCCGCGCCCGCACCTGCGCCAGAAAAGCCTCGCTCCGACCGCTTTGCGGCCTTGGCCCGCAAGGAGGCCGAGGTCTTCCGCAAGCAGCAGGCGGTTCGCGCGCAGCAAGCGGAATTGTCCCGTCAGGCCGAAGAGATCCGCGCGTTTCAGGAGGCCAAGCGTCAGGCGGCGCTGAACCCGATTGATGCGCTCAAGCAGCTTGGCCTGACCTACGAGCAGATCACCGAGTACGTGTTGAACGACAACAAGCCCACGCCTTCGGCTGAGGTCCAATCGGTGCGGCAGGAGCTTGAGGAGTTTAAGCGGGTTCAGCGTGAGGAGCAGCAGCGCCTTTTGGAGCAGCAGAAGGCGATAATTGCTCAGGAGCAGCAGCAGATTATTTCTGCATTTCGCGACGAGGTAAATGATTACGTCACTCAGCATTCAGAAACTTATGAGTTGACAGCACTTTACGGTGGTCATAATCTTGTGGCAGATGTCGTCGAGGAGCATTTCAAGCAGTCTGGTAAATTGCTGACGATTCCGGAAGCGGCCAAGCTGGTTGAAGAGCACTACGAAGACCTCGCACGCAAGGCGCAAGCGACAAAGAAGTTTGCAGCGACGCAGCAGAAAGTGGCCTCACCGCAGGCACAGACGACGGCCCCGGCGCCCAAGATTGGCCCGACGCTGTCGAATGACCTGAGTGCGGTTGCTCCCGCAGCCCCGAAGTCACCGCGCTCAGACGCGGATCGGATTGCGGCAGCACTTGCCCGGCTTGAGGGACGTTAACCACTAGGTTCGGCAGCGACGCAAGATGAATAGAAACTAAAACCCCGTTTTACAAACTTGCCGAATAAGCGGCATGGCGCTGCTTTACGGCTTTGCAAGCACAGCTTGCGACAGGATTTCCTATGGCTTGGCCCACTACTGGTGCAGTTCCCCCCGCTCCTGCCCTGAACTCGACTGGCACGTCGTTCTCGTTTGACCTTGGCGCTGCCAACGCGGCCCTCAAGGAGCTTTACGACGACCAGAAGATTGCGAACCTCGTCTACAAGAACAACCCCTTCCTCGCGATGGTCCCGAAGATGGAGGAGTTCGGCGGCAAGTACATGCCGATCCCCCTGATCATCAACACCTCGCAGGGCCGCAGCGCGACCTTCAGCAGCGCCCAGCAGAACCAGACGGCGGCCGTGATTGAGTCGTTCGCCCTGACGCGCGCGTCGAACTACTCGATTGCCCAGATCGACAACCAGACGATGCTTGCCAGCAAGACCGACAAGATGGCGTTCATCAACGGCGCGACCGTGGTGATCGACGGCGCGATCCGCGCCCTGACCAACAGCCTTGCCACGCAGATCTTCCGCACCGGCACGGGTGACATTGGTTCGGTTGGCTCCGCCTCGACGCTGGGCAACATCGTCCTGACGAACCCGTCGGACGTTGTGAACTTCGAGGTCAACATGAGCCTTGAGGCTCGCACCGCTGGCGTGCTCTGCACGGGCGTTGTTCCGGCCAGCGGCAGCACCAGCGTTTCGACCGTGTATGTTGTTTCGGTCAACCGCACCTCGGGCGTTGTTCAGGTGTCCAACACCATGGGCGGCACCGCTGGTAACGGCCTTGGCGTGTGGACGGCCACCGTTGGCTCGACGCTGAACGTGGTTGGCGACAGCGGCCTTGCCATGAAGGGCCTTGGCGCTTGGATCCCGACCGCCGCCCCGACGACCGGCGACAACTTCTTCGGCGTGGACCGTTCGATCGACCCGACCCGTCTTGCGGGCGTGCGCTTCAACGGTTCTTCGGAGTCCATTGAGGAGGCCGTGATTGACGCCTCGCTGCTCGTCGCTCGCGAAGGTGGCACGCCGGACGTGTGCATTATGAACTTCGCCTCTTACGCCGCGCTTGAGAAGTCGCTCGGCGCCAAGGCGCAGTACATCTCGTTCGACGGCCCGGCCAAGCTGTACTACCCCGGCATCCTGATCAACGGCGCTGCTGGCCAGATCAAGGTGTTCCCGGATCGTAGCTGCCCGGCGAAGACCGCGTACCTGCTCCAGATGGATACGTGGAAGCTGTACTCGCTCGGCCCGGCTCCCCACATCGCCAAGTACGCGGACGGGCTTGAGATGCTCCGCGTGTTCAACAGCGACGCGGCTGAGCTGCGTGTTGTGTCTTACTCGAACCTCGGCTGCAACGCCCCCGGCTTCAACGCCGTGGTGCAGCTCGGCGCGTAAGCCACTACGGATGGGGGCGGCTCAGGCATTTCGCTTGGGTCGCCCCTGTTCGTAAACCTCTTAAACTAAAGGAGTTTCAAGTGGCGAACCGTACCTTCAACCAGTTTCAGGGAACCCTTCAGAAGGGTGTTGTGACGCCCACCCTTATTACCAGCGAGACCATTCTTGGTCCGCAGAACCCCACCAGCATCAACCCGTCGGCTGGCTTTGCGTACGTGCAAAAGTTCACGTCGCCGGGTCCCGACACCTACACGCTCGGCCTGCAGGATCCGTATGTTCGCCTGCTGAGCGTCACGGCGGTTGAGGATCTTTCGGCTGGTACCGGCATTCAGGACAAGCTGATTGTCACCGGAAACGTTAACGATCAGAACGATCCGTATGTTGACACGATTATCAGCAGCACCCCCGTCTCGGGCGGCAGCGGCACGACCGTGATGCTGTTTACGGTCACGCTGGCCAACTCAACGGCTCTGTAATCGGAGGCTGCCATGATCAGCGACGAGAAGGGCGCTATCGCTATTATCCTTGGGAAGATGAAGCCCAAGGGCGGCGAGGACATGCCCGGCAAGCCTGAGCACGGTGGTGGCACTAAGGGTTCTGGTCACGCGATGCTTGCGTGCGCCGAGGATCTGATGGAGTCCATCAAGGCGGGCGATGCTGAGGGTGTGGCCTCGGCCCTGATGTCTGCTTTCCACGTTGCGGATGCTATGCCGCACGTTGAGGGTGTGCATGAGGATATTGGCGAGGAAGAGGAAGAGGAAGAGTACTAAGCGGTAGTATGGGCGGGGCGCTCCGGCTATGTTGTCGGGGCGTCCCCCCATGCTTGCGGAGGCATCATGGCGATCTACCCGAAGATGAGTTTGTCCGACCTCCGCACCTCCTCCCGTCAGCGCGCAGACATGGTGAACTCCACGTTCATCTCTGACGCTGAGTTGAATAGCTACATCAACGCCTCGTACTTTGAGTTGTACGACTTGTTGGTGCAGAAGTACGGCAACGACTACTACATGAAGGAGCACTCGTTCCAGCTACAGGGGAACGTGAGCCGCTACGACCTTCCTGATGATTTTTTTAAGCTGCTGGGCGTGGACCTGCAGATCAGCGCTGGCCCTGATGGGTACGTGTCGCTGCGTCCGTTCACGCTGGCAGAGCGCAATCGGTACTCGACCGCCAACGTCCAGACTTGGATTGGCGTGACCAACCTCCGGTACCGTATCAGCGCCAATAAGTTGTGGTTTACGCCGTCGCCGCAGACCGGGCAGACCATCCGCATCTGGTACGTGCCCCGCCTGGCGGAGCTTGTGGATACGGTGACCCTGACGGTCAACGATCCCGTCTACGACGACGTCTTGAGTGTTGGTCCCTCAATCTTTGTGGCCGGTGGCAACTTTGCCATTGGTGGCACCAATGCGGTTACCGCGTACAACATTGCTGAGGCCATCAACAACGCAACTCTGTCGGAGGAGTTGACGGCGTCTGCGAGCGGAAACGTCATCACGTTTACGCAAACAGGCGAAAACGCGACGGCGCTTAGCGTTGGCAACAATACGACTCCGATCGCCGTACCTGGCGCGTCCACTCGGCTGCAGTTGTCTTCGGGGTTTGTGACCAGCGGCAGCACCGTTGCCGACGGCATCTCTGGCTGGCTTGAGTATGTGGTGACCGACGCCGCGATCAAGATGCTGCAAAAGGAAGAGTCGGATACGACCACGTTGCAGTTTCAGAAGGCTGCCCTGATCAAGCGCATTGAGGCGGCGGCTGAGAACCGCGATGCCGGATCGCCCGCAACGATTGCCGACGTCCAGTGGACCAACGGAACGTGGCCGTTCGGTAACGGGTTCGGCGGCGGTGGCGGTATCCCGTAATGCCGACCATTAAACAGCTCTCGCGCATTTTCAGCCAAGACGACTCGCTGAACCGGCTTCAGGATCAGCTTGCGTCAGCGCTGAACCCGATCCTGCGCGAGATCAAGGGCGACCTGAGTGGGCCGCTGGAATCTCCCACGGTAGCGGGCCTGCGTGGTCGTCCGATCGCCAACACTGTGCCTGCGGTTGGCCAAGCGCTTGTGTTTAACGGCACTGAGTGGGCGGCTGGAGCAGCGGGAACAACGTTCACCGTCTTTCCGCCGCTGGATCTGTCTGGCACGCCTTTGGTGCTGTCCATCCCGCAGGCGGATGCGACGACCGACGGCTACCTGTCTAGCGCGGACTGGCTGACGTTTGACGGCAAGGTAAGCAGCGTAACCGCGACATCGCCTTTGGCTTCTTCGGGTGGCACCACACCAGACATCTCGCTGACTGGCGTTGTCGCTGCAGCAAACGGCGGCACCGGACTGAGCACGTCTGGAGCTATTGCTGGCTACGTTTTGACGTCCGATGGATTGGGCGGCTGGACCAGCAGCCCGGTATCGGGTGGATCGCCTACTGGCCCTGCTGGTGGAGTGCTTGGGTATCCGGGGTCTACGTATCCCAACCCCAGCGGTCTTGCTGGTGTACCGGCCAGCGTAGGTGCAGAAAACACCATAAAAATTGCACAGGCTGGAGTTGGTGGCGCTGCGGTTATTCGCTGGGATCCATACAACAACTCAAGCCTAACAGGAAACAATACTGGATCTATTGTTGGTCCTCGCTCAAACGCTACCGGCGCAAATGCGTTTTTCTTTCCCGGCGGCACGATGCTTGTTGAGGGTGGACAAGGAACTCCGTTTGCTACCGGATCTGATGGTGGTACGGCCCGATTGCTTGGTGGACGAGCTACCGGCCCGTATCGCAGTGGCCCGGCTATTGTTCAGGGTGGTGCATCAAACGATGGCGCCGCTGGTCATGCGTACGTTCTTGGCGGATCAGGCGGAACAAACGGCAATCCAGCAATCAACGCTGGCAATGTATACATTGAAAGCGGTGCAGCCGGTACTTTTTATGGCGGCAATATCAATATTATCGCTGCGGGTGGTCGCAGCCTAAGCGGCAATACTGACGTATCGGGTGGATCACTTTCGTTGTTTCCGTTGTTTCTGTCTAATGGTGGTCACGTTTATGTTCGTGGAGGAGATGCCACTACCACGGGAAGCGGTGGAGACGCTTACGTTCGTGGTGGCACCTCACCGTCGGGTACCAAGGGCCGTGTTTACGTCGGCGCGACCAACACTTCAGACGTATACATTTCTTCGGCTGCACCGGCAGCCAACGTTTACGTTCAAAACCAACAGGTAGATCTTGTAACGGCGCTCCCCACTAGCGGTCAGTTCCTTGGGTACAATGGAACGAAGTGGCTTCCGACAACCCTTCCTGCCGTATCCCCCAAGTTTGGCAACACGCTTGTGGTTGACTCGGTCAATGGCAACGACCTGACTGGCGCCGTTAACGGGCTTCCGTTTGCTACGCCACAGGCTGCAATCAACTACATCAACACCAACTCTCTGGTTGGGGTGACCGTTTGGATCATGCCCGGAACGTACGCATTGTCTGCGGGCATCACCATCCCAAACACTTGTTCGTTGCGCGGGCTATCAACGCAAACCACAAGACTGACGCTATCGGCCAGTAATCCCGGCGGTACGGTCACTATGCTGACGATGGGCGAAAACAGTCGCGCTGAAGACCTTACGTTGACGTTGACCTCAACAAACGCGACCACCAATCTTGTAGGCGTCAACACACCGGGTAATACCAGTACAACATCTAAGCTGCGAACCTGCGTTGTGACGGTAGACAACAGCACGCTAGCTCATACGACCACCACCAATGTGTACGGTATTTACGACAACGGCAGCGGCACTCTCGGACCGGCATCCTTCTCGTTCAATTTCACGCGCGGCGTCACCATCAACGTGTTTTCAAACGGCGGTGGCACCAAACGCGCCGTCTACGTCTCCACCGCGAACGACATCACGTTCCGGGACACCAACTTCTACGTCGCCGCTCCGGTTAGCTCATCCTCAGCGGGATCGTATGTCGGAGTTGAGACAACCAACGCTACATGCTCGGTTCAGTTTCGGACCTGCTCCATTAGTGGACCCTCAACGGCTGGTAGCTACACCGGGTCCGACATCCTGCAAACCACGCCGGGTACCGGATTTATTAGTAACGGCATTCAGCTTGGGCCGGGCGTTGATCTTGTCAACAAGACCGCTGGCGGCAAGCCGTTTACCACCTACGTTACGCCAACCACCATTGAGTACGGACTTAACGCAAACTTGGTGAACTCGCCGCACTACTTGTGGCCGGGTGTGCAAACTGCTGCCGATAACACAGAAGTGTTTTATCGGTTTCAGCAGAAGTCCATTTGCCAAGGCATGAGCATTTATCTTCGGACAGCTCCCGGCGTTGGCAAAAACATCACCGTGACGATCCGCAAGAGCGCAACCAGCGTGCCCGGCAGCAGCACGGCAACATCCATTACTGCAACCATCAGCGGCACCAACAAGACCGCTGATCACTACACCAGCAGCGTTGATTTTGCTCTTGGCGAGTACCTTTCGGTTGAGATTGATGGCACCGCTGGTAACGCCGCTCAAGATCTGGTAGTTCAACTAGACTTGTTCTAGGAGATCCCATGGCCACGACCCCCAACATGAATCTAACGTTGCCTACCGTTTCGCAGACGACGGGTCCGTCGTGGGCCAGTCAGATCAATACGGCTTTCAGCACGATTGACTCGCACAACCATGCATCCGGTAACGGGGTTTCTATCCCCTCTGCCGGGCTCAACATCAACGCCGACGTTGGATTTGGCACGCACAGTGCTGTTGGCCTTGGTTCTACGCAGTACGTAAACCAGCTTGCGCCAACTGCGGCGTGTGCCATCTACGCGTTTGGTGGGGAACTTTACTATAACAACGCATCTGCCGTTCCTATCCAGATTACTTCTAGCGGATCTGTTGTCGGACCCCCGGGCCAATGGACCAATCTGGCACCTCCGGCTATTGCTGGGTACAACGTTGGCACGGGGACGTTTTCGTTTCAGAGCGATGCGTTGACGTTTGGCACCCTGCAGGGTGCATCACTCAAGCTTCAGGCCAACACAAGTTCTCAACCGATTATGCTAACCGCTTCTGCTGCAACAGCTTCGTATGTTTTGACGCTTCCTGTTGTTGCTCCTCCTCAGGTTGGTTCATTGCTGGCTTCGTCCAATACGGGCAGCATGAGCTGGGTGACCGCCGGGACTTCTATTTCAATCACGTCCTCCTCAATTAGCGTCACCAACGGAAGCATTGGCGCTAACCAGCTTGCGGCATCTGCCGTTGAAACGACCAAGATTAACAACAAGGCCGTTACGCAAGAGAAAATGGAAGACAAATCTCCGTCTATTAGTGGATTGATTAATTACACCGTAAACCAACAAACCAACTTTTTTCAAATTCCTAACGGAAGCCTTCAGGTTAATGCTATATCTGGTCGTCCCGTTTTTGTTTGGCTTCAGTCTCAAGACAACGCAACTGGAAACTTGAACTCCGTAAACGACCCAAACGGATCAGACATTCGCGTATCGGTTGTGCCCCCTGTTGGAGCAACGTACTACATTAATCAGACCACTCTTGGAACTGACTCCGGGTATTCGCCATCTGTTGTTTCTTGCATGTTTGTCCCGTCTACCACTGGTATTCACTACCTTTACCTGCAGGGCAAGAACAACAGCGGCTTTATGACCTCTCAGTTGGCGATTGCAAACGTTTACCTTAAGGCATTTCAGCTTTAGGAGCCGCCATGCTTCAGCGACAGACTATTGCCCTGCCGCTGGCGCAGGGGCTGGATACCAAGACCGACCCCAAACAGGTTGAGGCGGGAAAGCTGCTTGAGCTTGAAAACGGCGTGTTTAACAAGCTTAAGAGTATTCAAAAACGTAACGGGAACGTGGCTCTTGGCTCGTTCGTTCTTGGTTCTCCAGGCTCAACCGTTCCCGACGGCATTGGTCTCGCCGAGTACGGCGAAGAGCTTTTGTTGGCAGATGGATCTAGCATTTACAGTTACGATCAAAGCAGCGACGCATGGAACAACAAGGGTGAATACACGCCCGTTTCTGTTGATCAATTTCCGGTTGTGAAGGACACATCCTCCCAAACAAATCCAGATGGAGCTGTTCACTCTAGCGGCCTTCAGGCTTATGTGTGGCGCGACTCCGCTGTTTCAACAAGCATCAGGTATTGCATTATTGATGGAAACACCAATCAGGTTGTTTTGCCATCAACACAGCTTGCCACAAGCGCTCTATCGCCGAGGGTTCTTGCGCTTAACAACGCGTTTGCGTTCTACTGGATTGACACATCTTCTTGGGCCATCAAGCTAGCAACGGTCCCAATCTCCAATCCGCTTAGCACTGCAGTTGTTTCTACGCTTACCGGATCTGGAACAAGCGATTCGGCCCTTCGGCTTGGTCCGAGCCCACAGGTTGTTTATGACGCTGCATTGATTGAAACATCAAATCAATCCCTGATCTGTTTGACGTTCAACAACAACAACAGCGGTATTACCACCCGCATTTACTCAAACACAGCTCCAACAACTCAGCTTTACTCCCAGAAGGTGATTGCTGCGTCTGTTGCAAACGTGTTGACGGTATTTAGCAACAATACGGATCCATTGTACAATGGTCCTGGTCCGGTTGTTGTGTACTTCAATGCGTTTACAAACAATCTTTCATTTTACGCATACAGCAATCAACTTCTTACCATTACCAATGGCGACATCGCCGTTGGCCTTCCGAGTCGTGATCAACTGACCGCCTGCAGCAGGTCTGATGGACCTGGCTTTGTGGTGCATACTCATCTGACCTTGGCAGACAGGATTGACCAATATGTTGTAAGCGACACCTATACGGTAACCTCTTCTAACTTCTATTTTCAGTCAGATGCTCGTATTTGCGGTCGCGCCTTCAAAAGCGGATCATCAACGTTTTTGCCTGTTTCTGCCTATTACGCTCCGGTTATTGATTCCGTTACCGGCAACATTCCGTCACAGTCAGCCACGTTTTTGCTAAACGAGTCCGGCAAGGCGGTGGCTCGTGTTTTGATGGATCGTTCGTCGCTTGTGACAGGAAATATTCTTGCAAACGTTGTTAGGTATGGCGAGCACTCGTACTTGATGGCGGCAACGGAATCTTTGCTTGTTGGTGAAAACCTGTATCAAACACAGTCTAAC